TAATTGCTTTTCATCGTCAACATTATAGATAAGGTTAGTTTTAACATTATCAAGTCTTCTATTTAGAAGTTTTTTAATTAAATCTAGAGTTTCTAGATCCATTATTTTTTGCCGTTTCTAAATATTTGTGTGCCCTTAATTCCAAATATGCTCGCTACGACCAAAATCCACAGGTTTGTGAACCATGACGGGAGCGACTGGAAATATTCAAAGAAAAGTTTTACCTTTTCCATAGCTGCCGGATCGTCTGACATCACTGCCCACATTAACACCACGATGGGGGCCGAAATTATTATCAAAACAAATTCGTCCTTGTAGTCGTTTTGTCTAGCCTCAAGTAATTTACCTTGGTAGGCCTCTTCACCTCGAGCTTGACGCTCTGCATGAAGTAATTGAGCTTCTGACATTGCCATCTTAGCTTTTTGGCGATTCTGATATATTTTAGAACCAGCTTGAGCTGCTATTTTTAATGCACTTAGCCACATGTTTCCTCCAATACTTTGTTTAGTTTTCGATATTTCTCATTATGATTTTGATTATCGATATACATTTTTAGCACCATATCGATTTTATTTTTCCTTCGCAACGATAAAAAATTATATATTTTAAAAAATATGTTTACAGCAGCCCTTCCTCTTGCTCTCCATCTATAAGTATATTTATGGTGACTTTTTCTGGGTTTTATAGTGAATACCGAGCCACACTTAAAAAAGGTATGAATATTTTGAACAACGTCTAAATCTGACATTTCTACTGATATTGATGGAATTTGATACTTGACGTTTTTAGTCCGTCTTGTTGTTTCGTAACTTATATAACCCTCACCATCAATAATCCCAGCGTAATAAGCTTCTTTATCTGACTCCGATAAATTTTTTTCCGCTAACTTGGATTGAAGAGATTCCTTTGATATCGGATT